GTGGGATATACGGATTTTATTTTTGACCTTGATGATGAATTATGGGTTTATGATTTAAAGACCAAAGCACGAATGGCAAAACCTAGTAATTCAGAATATCTACAACAATGGATTTATAAAAAGGCCTTGGAAGAAAAATATCAAAAGCCTGTTCATTGTCATTTGGATATAGTCACCCCTACAAAAAGGCATTGTGAAGAATTAATCTTTAATGAAAGTCATGAGATTGAAGTACATAATAAATTTAAGGGCATGGCTTCACTGTTGCAAAAATGCAACACTCCAGAAGATATTGCTATGTTATATCAGCCAAATCTTGATAGTTGGGAATGGAACGCACAAAACATACCTGCTAGAAAAGAAATCTGGGGAATTTAGCTATATAATGCACACACAGTGCATTTTTATAGTTTTAAAGGAGTTTCTACGAGGATATTGTCTTTTAGGTACTGAATGCTCTTAAAAAAGGTTTTTTGGGGTATTTTTCTTGCAAAGCTAACGGCAGATTTAAGTATCGTATGACCAGAGCCTTTTTCACCCCTAGATTTCATCGATGAAATATAATATGCGAGGCTATCTTCTCTTTCTAAAAAGCCGATTGCCTTGCATGGCTCAATAACACATTCTTGAAAAAACTCCTCATCAGATAACCAAATATTACTCGTAGAACTGTGGTCTAAAAATTCAACGTATAAAATTGTTTCTAATTTCTTTTCCATGATGTAAAATCAAAGCAATTAACAATTATGGAGGCCATATGAAGTTTTAATTGTATATATAAAAAAATCACTAGATCATTAGGCAAGGTTATTTCGGTAGCCTTGCCTTTGTTATTTTTAGCTTAACAACTTTTGTCTTTGGCATTGCCGTTCTTTTCTTCCCCTTTTTTCTACCAATAATCTTTTTGGTATATAGTTCCGAAATACTGCCAGACGTTGTTATCATTAATGCATTAATCCATGACCAAACCAAATCACAATAATAACTGCGATCAGTTTCCAAAGATTACTCCAAGTCCAATATGGGTCTAGTTCATCTAATACCCAAAATACTTTTTCCATTATCCAATCTTTCATTGATTAATCCTTTCCTTTATATTTATCCATTATCTTTTCGCCAGAGCGTCCAACAATATAACCACCCATGCCTACTAATACAATATTTAATAAACTGTTCTGAACACTCTCGGGAATGTTTGGTGCAGTAAATCCAAACCAATGAGCAACAACTAATCCTGCAAATACTAGCATGAGTATAGGCCTCCAATTTCTTTGTAGCCAACCACCCTTTGCTTCTGCCGTAATAATTTGTGCTTGTGCTTCTAGTTCTTTTAATTGGCCAGATAATAATTGTTGTTGAATGGATTGTTTAATCTTTTCAGCTTCTGCTTTGTTATCTATGGTTTTATCTATTGTGTTGAATAAAGTTTTTACCATAGGTGCTACTGCTCCTAGTAAATTTAACATTACGCTTCCCTCATTTGTTTAGCTAATCTTTTTGATCTATTGGGTAATTGTTTTGCCCATAAACTATCGAGCATTTCACGACTAGCTTTTTTATAATCTTTTTCTTTTAGGGCCTGTTGAAAATTTTGAAAACGCATAAGTTTTGGAAATCCAAGATTGAATGCCATGTCAACTACAACATGAAATGCACTTTCTTCTATGCTTTCTTCATCTATAAATTTTCTAGCATCATCAATCGCTTGGTTTAAATCTCTATGAAAAATAACCATAACTTCTTCATTCGTTAATGGTTTTTCACGATCAATCAAATGCTTTTCATCATCACGAATAAGGTGGCCTACACCGATAGTCCAATTATTTAAAGTGTCTTTATAGGCTTCATATTTTACGCCTTCTGAATGTACGATCTGTTTGCTTAGTTTTTCAATATTCACTTTTTTCTCACTTTCTTAACCTTAGGTAATAGTTCAGTTAAAACTTTACTAATGTCTTGTTGTAAAACATTTAAGTGACCAATGTGCATATCTATACTATTGCGTTGTGTCACTTCAGTTAATTCTTCATTTGTCATTGTTAATCTAATTTGGTTTCCCACTTTAATTATTCTCATATGTAAATATTTTTATCCCACGAGCCATTCTTCTTCAAGACCATAGGTGTAATAGCAGGAATCCCGTCTGTGATTAATGCACAACTTAATATGGGTTTTGCCACATTTACTTTCATATACGCCATACTCAAACTATCTTTATTGACTAAGCACCCTGTAGAAATACCCCAATTCAAAGAGTAATCATTAGCTACAAATTTAACTTCTGACACTGTATGGAAGTGTCCTTGAACGCAACACATACTCGTTTCTTTAACTGCTTTGGCAATATCTTTAGAAAACTGATGTGCAAAACAAATCGTATTCTTATCTGTTTTAATAATGTGTTTATCTTTCCATACCCATTTCTTATTAACATCTAAAATATCATTATAGGGTTTGATGAACTGTCTTGACATCTTACTAGCTATTGCTCTGCGTAATACTAAGCTACCATGATTGCTTTCTAGTAATGTCATCTTAGGAAATATTTTTTCTAATCTTTTAATCCAAGATTTAGTGACTTCTAATTCATCAAAGGCACTAGGTAAGTCGGGATCTACACCATGAAAATTTTGAGAATGATAATCAGCTTCGTCACCAATATGCACGACAGTATCAGGCTTATAATATTTATTTAGCTTTGAAAGAAAGTCTATGCAATCTGGGTGAGAATAAGGAAAGTGTGTGTCACCAATGACTAATATTTTTTTATGACTGCTCATATTCTGTTGCGTCTACACAAGCAAAAAAGTATTTGCGAATATTCTGTTCATCTAAAATTAACTTTAATTGAGTTCCTTGTAATTTGCAATCCTCTACGGATTTGTGTTTTTCATTAATAGAAACACAGACCTCAGCATAACAAAAATACCCCACAAGAAATATTGCTTTGATCACTTGATGACACCTAGTAATTTAGTGAAACCGACAAGGATTGCCATTATTGTTCCAATAACTACTAAGACTTTCAAACCACCTTTTGCGTATTTAATTGAAGTATCTAAATCTTCTATTTTCTTATTAGCGTTATTAAGACCTTCTGTTAGATGATCTATTTTTTCTTCCATGACTGTTAGCTTGGTAATTAATACTTCTACCTTTTCACCAATTTCTAACTTTGTCATGTTAGCCATTATGCACCTAACTCGCCTATTTTAATTTGTGCTTGTTTTTCAAATGTTTCTGCTATCTCAATATCTTTAGCATATTTTTCTTTATACTCAGCTTTTGCTCTTTGCTTTCTTGCAACATCATCCATAGTCATTCCAGATATTTCTCTGTGTAAGTCTTGATTTTTTTCTGCCCAATTTTCTAGTCTTTCAAGATAGAGTTGCTCTCTGATCTTAGCTTCTTTAATTTCTTCTCTTGCTTCCCTTAATTCTTTTTTTGTTTTTTTTAGTTGTTCTTGTAGTTCTTCTAGTGTTGCCATAATGCCTCCTTATTTTGCCATAGCGTCTTGATCTAATAACCAAGATATTCGGTCTAATTGTTTTCTCATCTTATCATAATCTTTGTGCATTTCCATAATGCGTTGCATATCTCTTTCATTGTTAGCTATTCTACTATCCATTTTAGATATAAACCAAACTAGCGATACGGATTGTACTGCAATCGCTAATATTATTCCTATTGTTTTACTATCTATATTCATATTTATCTCGCAGTGTTGGGATTTCCATTACTATCAACAAATGGGTTTTCTGCAAATGCCATGTAGACATATTTTTGTCCTTCTTTATTTACCCAAGAAGATGCTCCATGCCATTTAAATCCATTTGAATGAAGTCCTTGCATATAGTTTGAAGTATTTTCAGCTATACCTTGGTCTGCAAATAAATTGTTGTATGCAGGATTATATGATGACCTTGCACTATCTACCATAACCCAAGACGTTAAAGCTTCATCTGTATTTTTTACCATTACAAAAGCAGGTCTAAACGCTGTATAGATGAACTCTCCATTACCTTGATTTCCATTTCCTGTATAAGAGCCAAATTTAGAATATCCTTCTATTTCTGCGAAACAGTAGGCAATATAATTAATAGTATTTTGATTTCTTTGTGATGAATTTGTTAAAGCAAAAACAGACGATGTTGGTACTGCATGTAAGCCAGAGCCTGTAAATTCAGCATCTTGTGAGTTTAAACTTAGTGCATAAGTATAGTCTGTTAATCCTACATGGTAAGTTCTCCAATGACTAGGTGAGTCAGTTCTTGCTTTTGTCACTACCATAGAAGGAACTTTTCCTAATCCATGACCTACTGTAGCACCATTAGTTGCATTTCCTGTATAAGTCACAATACTAAATCCTGCGGTTGTATTAGCTGATACTGTAGATGTGATTGAGCCATCAGTATTAGAAACTGCTGAAGAATCTGAGCCTCTCCAGTTCCATGCTACATGAGCATCTCCATTAGTATTTAAACCTGGATTGCTTCCTAATGTAAAACCATCACTATCAAATGAATTTAGACAATCAATTTCTGTATTTTCTGCTGCTGTACTATTTGAAATTAATCTTTGATTAGTGCCACGAATAGTATCAAATAAATGATGATTATCTGTTCCTGTTCTATCTTTACCCCATACCAAATCAGGCGAAAATCCTACACTTGTGATAGCATTAGTTCCACCATTACCTGTATATAAAACAGTATTAAAATAATCACTACCATCATCAATCGTAGGGGATAATTCAGTTGCTAGGTTAGTTGAATTTAAACATAAAAATCCTGTTGGTGGAGCATAAAAGAAGTCACCCTCACCATTATCATCAGAATTATTTTGAGCAGTTTTATTTCCTGCAAAAGAACTGTCTTGCCCAAAGTTTACAAGTTGTGCAGTATAGCTTGAGCCAGATGTCACACGATAACCTGTAGTAGTAAAAACTTTATCTCCTGTAATACTTGAGTATGTAGGTGTGGTATCTGTGCTTGGATTACCTGTTATCCAAGTATTATTTCTACCAAACCATACTTTACCATTATCTGAGTCATAGGCTATTTGAAAAATATCACCTACAGAAATTGTTGCATTTGTTGAATTGGTCGCTGAACTACCATCATGTGTTGCATAGTAATCAGTTCCAGATGCCTGCCAAATCACTGAATATTGCCCAGAGTAAGTAGCGATTGAATCTTTTATATTATTAGGGTCTTGAATAGTAAATGCACCTGATTGATTACTAACATAAGTTAAAACAGTTTCTGCATACCATTTACCTGAATTTTCAGGCATAAAAATAGTAGCACCTGTTGTATGATTACCATTACCACTAGGAGTTGATTCTAAATTACCCTCAGACAAATTTGGTATTGGGTTTACTGCGACTAAAGGATTTAAAGTAGGAAAGTTTTTTGTAGGTGTATCTAGCATTTGGTCAGTAGATGCTAAATTAGTTGCAGTGAAGTCATTATTGTTTCCAGAGAAATCTTCTCCGAAATTTGATGAGTTTGAGAAGTTTAGTTTAAACCCATTCGTGCCATAGCTACCTGAATATCTTTTTGGTTTCCATATACCACTATCTTCATCAAATTCTCCAAAGTCAGTAGGGGATAGTTGTTGTCCGTCAATGAAATGAACTTCTGCTAAGTAGCCATCTATAGAAGAATCATTACCAACACCCACTGTATCAGTTCCAACATAATGAGGATGTGTTTGATTGATATCTGTTCCAAAATTTTGGGAAATATAATCTGGACTTTGGAAATCAGTAATCTGCACTCCATTTACATAAAGTTTTACTCTATCTGCTTCGGTTGATAATGTTGTATCAGTTGCCCAGACGACATGATACCAAGCACTTACATCACGAAATTTTGCAACACTATTAAAGTTTGCTTCTAATGTATTATTACCATAATCAAAATATGCTTGTAAGGTATCATCATCAGTAAAACGAACATAACTTGCGTTTGCTTGTGAGGGTATATCTGCACCAAACAAAACCTGTCTTATTCCATTAGATGATTTTTTTACCCAACAACTAAAAGTAAATGTTCTTGGATTACCTTGACTTGAGGGTGTTCTTGTAAGTCTTGGAGTATCACCATCATTTAATCTTAGGGAATTATCTATGCTAAAAGCACCTGCGACTGCACCATTCCCACCTAGAATTGGGAATGTCATTATATCACCTCTGGGAAACTAGCTAAAGGTCTTGATGATGTATTTGTATCTTCGTCATACACCCAAGTGAATAAAGTTTTTAAAGCGTCAACATCAGAACAAGCGTTTATTTGTGTTTCCATTTCATTTGATTTTGCTCTTACATTTGTTCTATAAGTTGCAACATCACTTGGTACATCATAATCAGCGACTTCAGTTGCTTTTACTACATACCAATCTGTAGGTGCTATAAGTCCACTTGCTTGTGCTTTGATTTTTTCAATCTCTAATTTCTTTAATCCTTTGACTTTAACATCACCTGCTTCTACTCCCTCTAAATATTCATCTGCATCAATTTCTGATTGAGTAAATAAAACATCATCTAAAGGTTTTGCAGTGGCAGTGCCATAGCTTCCTGTGACTACATTATCAGCATAGGAATAGCTGATATCAGTGTTGATATAAAAATACTCATCTTGTTTGTTTGAACTATCTACAACCACTTCATAGATGCCTATCGCTTCTCTTTCTTCGTTAGTCCATAATGAAAAGATTGATTTAGGATATTGATTATCATTGATAGTAATTCCTTTATTAGAATTTACTATTTTGACGAATTGTCCGTTTTCTACTAATGCAAACATTATCCGATATTTAAAGACCTTCCTACTTCTAATAAGTTAGTTCCATCAGACTTAAAGATGATTATATCTTTAGCTGAAGCAGTTGTTGTTAGTGTGGGTGCGGTTGCACCTGTAAATTTGTATGCTGAGTTAAATGTTAAAGTTCTAGATCCTGTACCATCTTGGATAATAGCTAGAGAATAAAATGCTCCTGCTTGTTGATTAGTTGGTGCGTTTAAAGTTCTATTTCCTGCAAGAGTGACTTTAGCTACTTGTTGAGTAGATAAATTCCAATCAATAGTTGCTCCGTCTGTTAATGTTTGCTCTGCAAAATATCCCTTCTTAGCAAATAAGATATTTGAATCTGATAGTGTTAAAACTGTTCCTGTAGCTGATGTTGATAATCCTGTAATTGTGACGGAACTATCTAGCCAATCAACTGTGTTAGCTGAATAGTCAATAGTGGCTAGTGATATATTATCTGAGCCATCATAAAATTTTAAAGTTGGGTTTGTTGCATTAGTTGTATCTAGCCAAATAGTACCTGCTACTGCTCCACTAGGTGTAGAACTGCCTGAATGTGTTGAATTTATTGCTGATAATGCATTGTTTAAATCTGATCTAAATGCAGGGAAACCCTGATTAGCGATGTTCATATCATGTTGTGCCATTTAAATACCTTTGTAATATCCTTTCTTATATAAATCAATACCCTTTAGCAATATAATCAAAAGTCTTTGAAATCGGATTACCGCCACTGTTTTTAAAAGTTATATCATATCCCGACACTGATTTATTAGTTATCTCATAAAAATCACCTGTTGCCAACCCTTGTGCTGATATACCGATTGCAGGGGTAGAAATAAAAATAGGTGAGAATGTTATAGATTTAGTTCCCGCACCTGATACTACATCATTGTCTGATAATAATCTTTGTTGCATATCTGCACTTACAGATAATTCCGATACAATGGGTGTTGCTGAATTGTTTAAACTTTCCATAAACAATCTAAATTTAAAATATCTGCCAGAATAATCACCGACATTGAAATTTCTAAATGATGAATAAGTAATGTTGTCATCAGATACTGCTATCTCTAAATGAGAAGATGCATTCGCACTATCGTCTCCGTCAAAGTTAGATGCTTGGTCATCAAATAATCCTGCTACGTTATCAAATAATCTATCTCTATCTGAAGCAGTTTGAGTAATATTTCCTGTTAGTCTGGTAGTTTGAATACTGCCTAAATCTATTACGTTAGCAAATTCATATGTTCCACTTGATTGAACGTTGTTGTCTGTTGTACCACCATCAAAATTTCTTGTTGTTATATCATCAAAATTATCAGTGGTGTTATCATCAAATTGCTCAATCGTATCTAGTTCTAATTTTTCATCAACTGCAACGACATTATTCTTAACTCCTGTAAAGTCTGGGTGTTCTATTGCAGTGTCAGCATTTTCAAAATCACCAATAGAGGTGATGTTAGTTGTAATGATTGCTTCATTAGATGAGAAGTTGCCTAGCTTGTCAACGGCCTTGATTAAATATGATCCTGTACGAGCAGGTACAGTTATTGAAGTAGCAGGTCTTGATACTCTTGAAACTAAAGTAAAGCTATTTTGCCATTCTGGATTAACAGTTTCTGTAGTGAAGTTAATTATGTAATAGTTTAAATCAGCATCAGGAATACTTTCCCAAGATAAATGAGCATCGCTACCTACAATATTAATTGCGAAGTCTTGCACATTGCTCGGTGGGTCAATCTCACCAATTATATCTCTTGTAGCAGTGACATTTGTACTCTCAACAGCTAATGAATTTATAGCTTTAACTCTTACTGTATAATTATCACCTGAGATAACATTCAATACTCTATGAAATAAATCTACTGTACCTCTACTATGAACAATAAAATTGGTATCTGCAGTTCTTTTATATTCTACTTGGTATTCTCTAACAAATTGGTCTGGTGAAGCACCAATCGTAATATTCATGGCAACAATAACTGTTCCGTCATTGTATTGGATAAGTTCATCATCAAGTGTAATTGCTGACGGAGGTTGCACTGTAAATGGGTCTGGAAAATTAGTATCAGAAATTACAGGTACGATTGTTTTCTCATCAAAGGTGTACCAACTGTCTTGGTGCTCTTGTAAAGATAGACTAGCAGTAAAATTTGCATTTAATGTCATACCACTAACTCTAAATGGCTTATTAACCATTCCTAGGATAGTAGAAGAAACATTGACAATATCACCAATGGCTAAATCCAATCCTTCATAATTGACAGTTATCCCTAGTTTTAAATTATTTCTACTTCTGTTAAGAACAATCTTACCAAACTCTAATGCTTGATATGGTGATATAATTGTATCTAGTGTTATATTGCCTTCTTGTAAAAAACCCCCATCTGCAGTTTTATAGGTTTGGTGTTCTGAATCTGTTTCGGGATATACAACTGCGTCTGATTGATAATTTTTCTCTGGGTTTACATAATTCACGATCACTCTATTGTATTTGTCGTTCTTGCGTTCACTCTCTAATTTAATACCACCAATAATATTATCTTCATTAAGACTGAATGTAGCCGTACCTGTTGTTTCGATTAATAGTTTAAATTTACCTTGCACATAAGGCATTAATCCTCGCATGCCTTTGAGGAATACTTTGACATTATCAATAATCTTTTTGTTAGTGTTAATAACTGCGTTGCAATCAAATAAATTAATATCACTAGCACCAGAATATGGGGTGACTTGTGTTTCTGCAATTTGGCTTGCAGTATAAAAACTAGGTATATCTAAATCGCTATCAGCAATACCTTTGCCGTATCTTTCATTTCTTAAAAAATCTACTAAGCACCATACAGGATTTGTAGAATAGACACCTGTTGTTTCATTACCATTACTATCAAATGTAGAAACTTTACGCCCTTGTACCTTAACCTTGATATTAGGAATATTTGTATATTTGTCAGCGTCCCATGTAAATCTGAATGCAACATAGGCCAATCCCGATAATTTGTGATTGCTAGTCCAATTATCTAAAGTTGATAATAAACTTGAAGCTGATTGATTATCTGCACCATAAAAAGGTTGTGCTTTAATACTTGTTCCATAATTACTATCATCAGAAGTAATTTCAGTACCACTAGAAAAGCCACCATTAAATGTCACTACAGTATCATTAACTTGAATTTCTGTAATTGCGTTGATCTCACCCTCACCTATGACCAAAGCCATATAGAGATAGGTATTGTCAGTCCCACTCGTTTCAATAAAACAGCGAGTACCTCCAACTAATCGCTCACCATAAATAACAGGGATTTGTGCATTGTTTGATTGTTTATTAAGTAGTGTACCCCTAATTTCTTCTACATCAGGAGTATCAGGGATTTCGGGTATATCTATAAACCAAGAAACAACAGTTTGTATAATTTGTTGTATTGGTTTTATTATCTCTGCCATTTGTTATTAACCCTTATTATTTTGTTATTTTTAAATGCTTTTACCCATACTGCATTATCATATTTTAGTTCATTACCAAAATGTTCTTTACACCAATTAATCATATCTCGTATATTTTTACCACATACAAAATTTGCAAAACAAAGATTATTACCACAATTCCAATTAGTTTGGTCTATAATGGCATGATTCATAAACTTAGTTTTTTGCACTTCATTAAGAAACGCCCAATTTACAAAACCATATATTTTGTCATCTTTAAAAATTTTATACTGATTTAATGAGAAACTAGGCTTTAAATGATAATGGATTTCGTCTTTAGTGTAGTGTTTGTATTCTTTAAATAATTGAAAAAAATCAATTACTTCATCTATCAAGCCCTGCCCCATTTGATATCTTGTACTGTTAATCCTGCAAACTCCATACCACGATCATCTGGGAAAAATCGTTGTTGGCTTCCTTCGTTTGTTTTTCTACCTGCAATTCTGCTAAAGTCAGAAAAGTGTGATGTACAAATTAATGCTATTGTGCCACTAGTGGTATCAATTCTAAAACTTTCTATAAACCCCTTATCGTATGTATAAGTATCAATCAAAGTATCTGATGAATTTAATAACCCAATATCTATTGCTACTTCATCATTACTAACATTGTTGTTAAGGATAATTGATGTAAATGCACTATCTACTGCTGATAAATTTACTGTAAAATTAGATACATCTAAATTTGCATTTTCTGATTTATTTGTAATTGATAGTAGATGACCACTAGCAGAATAGGTATTAGAGTTGTGACTTATGTCTTTGTAATGATTGGTTATTCTTTGGGGGGTTGGGAATAGTA